CTATACTTTTTCTACATATTCCTTTTTCGCAGTGATGTACAGACCACTTTTGGTTTTTAAACGATATGCATTGCCGACTTTAACGATATCTACAATCGTATATTTCTCATTTATTTTTAATGCCTGTACCTTTTTGGAATTACCGAATACTACTCCATCGTATGCTGAGCATGGTTTTATAATACGGTATAACCCTGTTCCTTTTTTGTAATATTCTTCAGTATTATTTGTTTTGCTAACTGTAGTAATTGCACTATCTAAGCCATTCATAATATCTTTTTTGAATTGGGCTTCTGTAATCCCCATGCTTGCAAGATAACTATACGGATCTACATGAGTTGTACCACCTAAATTATTTGTAATCCATTTATGAGATTTGACTCCCTTCCCTGTACCGTCTAAAGCAATCGAAATCTCTGCATCTTTAGCTAATTTACGTAACAGCCAAATGTATGCAGCATAATCCTTTTTGAATTGTTCCTTATCCCATGTACGAGCTAATTCAACTTGTGCGTAACTATGAGGATTGCCCTTTGGCCCACAACCGTATTGTAATTTGCCAACGGGTGCAAGTTGTACAATTCGACCTCCAGCCCCTACCCAATGACTAACAAAAGCATTTTTATAATTACGTTTCATAAATGCTAATTCATTTTCTAACGCTTTTTCACTAGTGTTATTTGGATTCCCACTTTCATGTGCAACTACATAACTTTTTGTTGTTAAAGCAATAGATGGTAAACCAACGATAATTTGATTTTCGATATTGTAAGTCATATTATTTCAGCCCCTTTTCTTTTAATAATTGCTCTTGTTCTTTTGCCTGTTTCGTTAAGATATAGCTGTTTTTGTAAACACCGTAAACAATCAAGATGAATGGTACTGTTGCTAGTAAAACATTAATAAAAGTGTCGATTGTGTTGTCGTTGAACCACCATAAGTCCACTCCTAAAGAGCCCAAAAATAAAAGGACCGCTGATAGCAGTCCTCCGAATAGTGCGATGTATTGTTTTAGTTTTTCCGTTGTCATTAAATGACCTCCTATTGTGTTTTAAGAACTAATGCTAATAAGGCTAAGATTACTGCCCCGATGATTGTGGTACCTACCCACCAAACAATCTTGTCTATTTTATCTAACCTTTTATGAGCGCTCTTAGTACTTGCTAAAGCTTCGTCTGCGGTGTCCCTTGCTTCTTCAGCGACATCTTTGACATCATTAAATAAATCAATTTTTGTCTCAACTCTAACAGTTCGTTCAAGAATGTTGGTTAAAATTTTATTCGTTGAGTCTTCCAATAACCCCACCTACTTTTCTCCAAAATAAAAAACACACCCGATAGGATGTGCTTCTGTATTTAATATAAATATTCCATTTTACTCTATATACACTTAGACTGCATACAATACTTCGAGGCGTTTAGTAAGTTGCGTTGTATTGTCTTCTAAATCTTCCAATTCATTTTTTAATTGGTTAATTAAATCTCGACAAATTACTAATTCCTCTTCTACAGTCTCAAATGATGAATTTATTTGTTCCAGTACAATCAACTCCCTATGCAATTATACAAGCCAAAAGGAGTAGGTTAAATGATAATTATCTGCTATTTTTAACAAAAAAATAATATTAGACTCATCGTTAATTTCAGCTACTCATCTTTGACTTTCAACACCTTTTTACCCTCTTGGTTTAATATTTCAAACTCTTCATTTGTAATCAAGTTATTTTCATCTAGTAATTTCATCATAGAATTCATAAAAAACACTAGAGTATCTTTATCTCTCATTTCACCCAAGACTTTTTCTAACCCATTTAAGTCGCTCATTTCTCTACACCTCCCCAAATAATTATTGGAGGGAAATAGCTATTTTATACACTTAATAAAATTTAAAAAAATAACGCTAATCGATTGACTGCGTTAAGACTTTTATATAAAGAAGCGCAATAAATTTAACGCTTTAAATCCTTCTTCAGTTGCTTTAATTCACGTTTTAGTAAGCTAATAAACGTTGGCTTGTCATTATCAAATGCCACCTCAATGCGCTTACCTGAGACTTCGTAGATCTCCTTAACTTCCGATATTCGAGCATCCATTGTAATGCCCCACTCTTTATATTGTTCGGTTGTGATATCACCTAAATCCCAATCTTTTTCATACACGAAAGGCGATTTGGTTAATATTTGACCTTCCATAAATATTTCTTGTTTATGTTCATCGAGTTTTTCTTCACCGCGATCAGTGAGGTCTTTTATAATATCATCAACTGGACGTGGCACATCTTCGTTTGTTGGATTTCCTTCTTCGTCTACACCATCTTGTTGCATGGTTTCTTCAACATCCCTAGCATCAACAAAGAGCTCATAACGATTATAACCTTCTGTTGTATCGTCATTCAGAGTAATTACCCTGCGTTCTATTCCTTCACCCTGCCCTGCGACATATGCCATGTTTTTATAATCTAAATATGAATCTGTATAACCCATGCTTTTTAATGAGTTGTATTCAGGACTGAAAATGACTGGTGGATTTACTCTCTGTGTTGCTACCCTGTTAACACCAACTTGTACATCAAATACAAACTGCTTATTCTTGATATCAATTATGATATTCCAACCTAATCCACTAAGTTGTGATATGGTTGTTAGCTCCTCGGATAACACATCAAACCTTGCACTACGACTGATTGTATCTCCACGTTGTTGGTCTGGTGCAATGACTAGGTTCGGAAATTTCCGATTTGTATCTACTGGATTAACAGCGTTATTATTCACGTAATGCTTCATTACAGTTTCAGGCTTACCTTGCTTATTGTCGTATGCTGTATGGCTTGGAGGTAGTATATTCCTTTGTGTCATCCACGATTTAAGTGGTAATGCTTTTATGAGCCAGTTTTCAGTTTCTTTACCTGCCTCATCTAATTCGATTTCACGATGGCGAATAATGTATCCTTTGTGTAATTGAGTATGCGGAAAAATGATTCGGTCAGCTAGTAGCTCATTTGCACCCTGCATATATCGATTGATTTTTAATTCGATTGAGCCGATGTCGTTCCATGATCTCGTTAGCTGTAAAGATTCGTATTGCGTAACCTCATCGTAAAGTCTGAAATTCAGGTCGATTATTCTTATTGGTAGCATGTATACATCTCCTTTTTGACATAAAAAAACACCTCAAAGGGCGTTAGATTGTATCTTATTAAGCTGGATTTCAATCGCTTCAATCATATCTTCCTCCGTGGCGTCAAGCGCTATTTCGCTTGCCATGAAACGGAAAGGTCGCTCTAGTTCATCCACTATTGCAGTGATACGTCTAGCATAATAATGTTCTTCAATTGCCAATGTTGGTTTACCGATAATTGGATTTTTAAACTGGATTGATGTTTTTACGATTTCGATTGTCATATTAATACTCCTCCGTATTTGATATTTCTTTAATGTCTATAAGTTCCTCTATTTCAATCAGTTGGGTTTCCCCGCACCATGATTCCCCGATTTGACGTTCAACACCTCTTATATGCCAACTTTGAATAGAATCATGGTTATCATTTCGTGTGCCAATAACCAATGCTTTGTATTTACCTTTTGTTTCACAAGTTACCTTTAACTTATCAGAAACTACAACGCCATATGCTCTACCAAAGTGTAAATGGGGATTCACCCATACATCTACATCTTTATTTAGATATTTGAAATAATCAGGTAGTTTGAACTCAACAGTTTGTCCATTTTCTGTCGCTTCTATTTCATATCTATAAAGGTTATCTCCTGCTGTTGGTGATTCAACTGTACCATGTCTAAGTATATGCGTATGCTGTTTATCTGGGTGAGTGTGAGGTATTTCAAAGTTTTTTGAACCCCCAACACTCCAATTGCCTTCCGTTCTAACGCTATGACTAGGACTACCTCCAAGCATAATCTGCCAATTATTATTAGCATTCCCTGCGATTGCCACCGAATCGGAACCTTTAGCAGTTGAACCATTTCCAATAGCAATACCCTCGTATCCCATAACCTTGGCATCTGGTCCTATAGCGGTAGCAGAATTAGCAGAAGTAGTGGCTCGAAAACCTACTGCGACACTAGCAAAACCAGCTGATACACTAGCGCTATTACCTACCGCTACACAGTTGTCATTAGCTGTATAACTACTATATCCAAGTTTCACGCTTAACCCATTATCTACAGCTTCTTTGGCGAGTTTTACAGCATATGGCGTGGTTGCCGTGGAAGTATCAGTTGAATATGAATTATTTAGTTTGACCACCCCTTTTTGAGAAGTAGTTGCATCTTGAATAACAGGGATATCAGCGTTAATTACTCCATTATTTACGGTTATTCCATTACCGATTTTGACATGTCCAAACTCTGATTTAGATGCTTTTTGCTCAATATGTTGAGCGAGTAAGTTATCATTGAATGAAGGCAATATCTTACTTCCTGCCCAAGGGCAAATAGTATCTTTACCACGTTCATCAGTTACATTAGATGCACTAATAAACGTCTGACCTCCAACTATCTTTACCTGAGCAACTGATATTTCGTATATATTTGCCGTTTGAGTTAAAGTAGGTTCTACAGGTGATGCACTAGCCACACCCTTTTTCACAAATGATTTTACGTGACGTGCTTCTGTACTTAAATCTAATCGAATGACAATACGATCAATACGACTTTTACCAACCGTCTCAGTATCATGTGTATGACTTAGTAAACTGTCATTCGCATAATAACGACCTTCTACAAATGACACACCTGTATTCAATTTCGTTATCATGCTTGAACCATCAGCACTAACGCTTAATTGATTGCCGGCACCCTTCATAACCCCTGTTGTTACTAATGAAGCAAAATAATCCGTAAATTCTTGTGCATTATACTCCCTATCAAATTGACCATCTTCGGTTTGTACTGGATCAAAAAAGCTAAACTTTTCAGCCACAAATATCCCTCCTAAACACTTAAAAACCTATTTTTATATTCCACATAAACTTCAGGTCGACCACTGTCAGTAATAAAACTAAATTTATTTTCACCCACGTCCAAACTAAAAAAGTCTGAATCTAAATCCATATAATGCATAGCATTTTCTGCGATGCCATCGGGAGCAATGATTTCAACCTTTCGCTTTTCGCCAAACGAGGTATCGATAACAAGTCTGTATTGAGCTGGGATTGACCGATTTATTTTTATAAATTTACCTGTTGTGATATTCGTAATTTTAGGATTAACAGCTTCACCTCTAAACTCAACTCGAATAGGTGTCGGTACATCACCATTATTCATTAGTACTCTTGAATCTCCGCGGCTGGCAAAGCGTACTGGGAATTTAAAAGGAAAACGAAAGTGCGCTACAAAGTCCTCTAGCTTGATGTTCTCGGTTAAGTTATCCAACCAAAAAGGATTATTGCATACAAAGTTAAGCATCCCTTTTTGTAATGTTTTTGTACGCTCTCCGTTATCACCGTAAATAGGCACATGACTTGCTACAGCTTCTATTGTTCGAACAACATAATCATTTTCGTAACGTAAAATACCTGGTCCTAATTTTGGGTCGCATACTCTTGCAATTTGAGAACGCGCTTTTGATACATCACCATAGTTTTGTTCTAAATCAGCAACGATAATGAAGGTAATATCAATATCACGGTCGTCTAATACAGCATCAAGGAATGTACTCCCATCTTGGAATGGTGATTTTTGTGATTGTATCTGAGCTGTTACATCGCCTAATCCAGTAACTGACTGTAAATAAAAAGGAGGACCGCCAAACTTCACGGTCTCTCCTCTTGAATTAGTAAAAGTTATCGTTTCCATTTAGCTACCCTCCAAGCCAATCTGTTGCTAGTTTTTGTGCTTGTATTTTCATTTGTCTTGCGTTTTCGGCTGGTGATAATGCTGTTGGTGAATGCAGATTAATCTCTTGCTTGATGCCGCCTAATGCACCTGCAGCACCTTCTTGATGTACCCAAAGGTCTACTGACAACTTTTGCTCAATGTCCTTTTTGAGTTGGTTCATGTTTAATCCTACATCTCCTGCACCTGCAAATGAAACTTTGCCGAGATCTAACTCTGGTTTAACCCAATCAGCAACTTGTGCAGCTGTTTTAATAGCCAAACCTTTCATATCCTGCATACCAATCGAAATACCTTTAACCATGTTCTTACCGATCATGTCACGACCCCAACGAGAAGGTGAGTGAATATCTAAAGCCTTTTGAATAGTTGATTTAATACTATTAGCAATGCTGTTTGCTTGTTTTAATAAAGATGGTGTCATGTCTGATAGACCTGACTGCATGCCTTTTATTACGTTCTTACCAATGCTAGGCATCGAAGCTGTTAATGCGTTAAATTCTTTTTTGGTACCAGTTGTAACTTCTTTTATTTGCTTCTGCCACTCTTTGTTGTAAGTAGTTAGCTGAGTTGCTGTGTCAGAACGCATAGTTTTAATTTTTTGTTCTGTTTCAACTCGCAAGCCTTCCATTTCAGCGACTGCCGTTGTACGGGCAAGATTTGTTTTCTCTTTCCACAATCCTTGATATTCTGTTAATTCGCTAGAACTTAGAGTATTAAGTGCTGCAATCTCTGCACCTGCTGACGGACCCATTGCACGTAATTCAGCTAATAGACCTTCATCAATACCCTTGCTAGCTAAAGCTTGGATATTCGCCGCCCAAGATTTAAATGATTCAACTTGCCCTTTTAGATTAGCTACTAGCTGTTGGCCTGATACATCGGATTTCTCCGCAATCTCATCAAATAATCCAGAAAAACCATACAAAGCTTCAGCTCTCGATTTAACTGCATCATGATACTCTGCAGTTAGTTCACGCTCACCGTCAATAAGCTTTTGATTAGCTTCTTGGATTTTTGTTGTATATTCCTCATTAAGGGCTATTAGTTTGTCATGGATTTTTTGTTTCGTTTCCCCGACTTGCTCTTCATAGTACTTTCGTTGCTCAGAACCCTTTTTATACTGTTTCATATAAGATTCATAAGCCGATAGTTCTTGAATTAGTGACAGTTTATTTAGATTCTTACGACCTTCTATATATGATTTTTCTTTTTCCAATTGTTCATCTAGTAGCTTGCTTTGTGCCTCTTTGGCATTAATTTGTGCTGTGATACGCTCTTGAGATCCTTTTTTAAATTCATCAGCCGCTTTGCTCCAATACGCAACTTCCTGAGCCGTTGTCATTTTGCCGAGTTTCACTTGATTATCAGCAAATTTTTTCAAAGCGTTCATACGATTGGTATGACTTGATTTCTCAATAGATGCGATTTTCTTATTCGCACTAGATGTAATCGTTGCTCGTTGATCAGAGGCCTTACGTTGAATCTCTGTGATTTGACGTTCCTGTGAAGTTGTAAGTCCGTTTCTCTGTTTAGATGCATTTAATCGAATTGTTTTAATACGTTCTTCGGCATTTTTTGTCACAGTCGCACGTTTATTTTCAGCATCTTTTTCGATTTTCGCAATCTCTTTATGATTATTGCTAATTGTGTTTGCTATTACTTTATTAAAAGATTGTAACTGCGCTTTAGTTAAGTTTGCTGATTCTTTAAAGTTTGGAACAGCAGCTTTAGCAATTTTCTTTGTAGCTGTAGCAACAATTACGGCAGATGCAGCTATACCATTTGCTAAACCTTGACCTACGAATCCACCTAACTTGATTGCTACACGTGATGGTGAATGTATACCTAACAGTTTCTTGATTCCTGCCGGGATACTATTAGCAATTTCAGCTACCTTAGATTTGACTGAGTCCATCATTGAACCAATACCATTGATAAGCCCTTGGACAATGTTTTTTCCAATTGTTATCAGATTAATTCCTTCTAAAAAGGACTTAGCTTTATTCCACCCTGTTTCAACTGCTGTTTTAACTGCATCCATCGCCTTTGAAACTGCCGATGACAAGCTATTGAATTTTGTTACTACAGTTGATTTAATCGCATTCACAACTGATGTTACTGTGCTTTTTATAGCATTCCAAATAGTTGTAATAACACTACGGATACTCGCCATAACTGATTGAATCGTAGAACGAATAGCGTTAAACCCAGCGGTTACAGCTGACCGAATAGCTGAAATCACGCTGCTGAAGATTGATTTAATTGCATTCCATCCAGTTTGAATAACGGACTTAATTGTGTTTGTAATGGTTGTCACGGTTGTTTTTATAGCGTTAAAACTTGATGTAATGATTGTTTTTATGCCATTTATTATCGTCGTGAAGAATGATTTAATGGCGTTCCAAATAGTCTGAATGACAGTTTTTATAGCATTCATAACTGTTTGGATACTGGATTTAATAGCATTAAACGATGTTGTTACAAACGATTTAATAGTATTTAAGGTATTTGTGAAAATGGACTTAATAGCTGTCCATGCTGCTTGAATCAAAGTTTTCCCTTGAGAAGCAAACCCTTTTAATGGACCTAACAGTTTCCCTACAAAGTACAGGTTTACCGCACCCCAAATGAGTTGCAATGCACCTGAAAGGATTTGTTTAACACCTTCCCAAACACCTTTCCAATCACCTTGGAATAATGATGAGAAAGTTTTTACAATGCCTAGTATTACATCTATAGCTCCTTGAATGACATTCATAATTGCATTCCAAGTTGAAACAATAAGCGCTTTAACTGCTGGCCATATAAAAGTCATGATTGACATAACTGCCGACATTACGGTTGTGATCACATTGCTAATTGCATTCCACACTGTGCTTGCAGTCGCTTTTATACTCGCTTGATTTTCGTTCCAGAATGACATTATTTGCGACCAGATTGATTGGATAGATGTCCAAATTGCTGTTACAGCTTGTGATATGACATCTTTAATTGCCGACCATATAGTATTTACTTGATTACGGAATGTTTCATTCGTCTTATACAAGTTTACAAAGATAGCTATTAAAGTTGTTATAACTCCAATTACAATGCCAACAGGTCCAGTTAAAAGTCCCAAAGCAGTCGCTAACCTTGGTAATACTCGAGTAGCGATAGGTACGATTGTTCCACTAAAGTTGGTAAATAACCTACCTACAAACGGTAGAGCTTTACCTAAACCTTTCATGATTGCTCCACCCATACCACTAAATAAAGCTGAAAATGCAATGATATTCGGAACTGTCGCAAGTAATATCCCACCGAATGAAATCAATCCAGCCATGATCACACCGATTGCTCGATTACCTTCCATCAAGTTATTGATAAAAGTTAAGATTTTGTCGGCAATTACAAGGATTGCTGCACCTAATGGAGCCATACCGATTCCCATGTTCACTAGAAACTTTGTTATATTGCCAATCAGTGAAATGATTGTTGGTGCCGTTTGTTCAACGTAGCTTGCAAACTGCTGAAATCCTTGATTTGTAGATAATGACTTTGACCACTCTTTAAACCTCGCCATTAGATCAGCTAAGTTTGTCATCATATCACTAGACATTCCACCGAATGCTGAGAAGAAATAAACCACTCCTGCTGTTGCATCTCTAAAGATTGCACGGATCTTCGGCATGTTGGTATTTACATACTCCATAAACGCTTGAAATTTAGCTGATTTATCTAGACCTGCAGCCCATCCTGCAAAGTTCTTTGTCATGTTCAAAAAGCCTTGTGCTGTTGATTCGCTTAGAGGTGCTATTGCCGTCAAAGTTGAAGCGATACCCTTAAACACATTTCCAAACGCTTGTCCGAATGTGGTAATCATCGGTGCAGCTGAAGTATTAAGATATTCTATAAACTTTTGAATATGTGGTGTACCAATTGATTTACTCAAAGATGTCATTAATCCATCAACAGCTTTAGCACTCGACAAGAACATTGGTTTCAATTGCCCTAACAATCCATTAGAGATATTCATAAACTTCGTGAATGCACTCAATACAGGCTTTTCAGTAGCCTTTACCAATCCATCATATGAAGATTTAAAGTTATCGAATGAAGCTTTTGCTTTTGTTTGCTCTGCATTTAATTTTGCATTTTCTTTAAATAATGCTTTGATAGTTGGGATTGCAACCGCACCAAACGCTCCTGCCCCCACACCTGCTGCAGTAAAAGCACTACCTAGCGCAAGAGTAGAACCTGCAACCGTACCAATCATCGGCCCTAAACTACCGATTAAACCACCGATATTCGCAATAATTGGTGCTATGGCAGGTAAAACACTAATCATAGCGCCTTGGAGAGTATTCGCTGCTAACTCACCAAAAGCACGGATGTTAGTAGCGATCCGTCCAATACGTCTTTGAAATTCTTCGATTCTTGCCTCAATCTTGATTATGACTCGCTCTCGGGCTAATGTTCGCATTCGAGCTTGAATTTCAGCCATACGGCGACGAAACTGAGAAATATCTGCATCGACATTAATATGCACATCATTAGCAGTTGTACGAATCGTATTTTGTACTTGTCGCATACGTGCCATAAATTCAGTAATACGTGCACCAACCGTAGCTTGAAAGTTTGCTCTCATGATCTCACTCCTTTTTATTTAGATTTAATGCCCAACTATTCATAGCCTCTTTTGCTTTGTTGTAGTAGGTTAAGTCGTATTCTTTACTTTCTTTCCACTCGTCTGATTCATCACTCATAATGCGTTTACGTGCTGTTTCAGCATCGAATAAATCCTTCTTAGGATTTAGCTTTTTCTTATTGTTCGCCACACGATCAAACATGGCGGCCGTCGCTAAATTGTCCAATACATCTACTTCTCGTAATTTCGCACCTTTAATAAGTGCTTGAAATTCATTAGGTGTCCACGAAAGTATCTTATCTACATCAGAAGTACCTAAATAATAAAAGGCGCTCGTAAGCACCTCTGTGTATCCTAAGCCGTCAGTTCTTCTCGGGCTTCTTTCAACATTGTTAGGTACTTCTCGTTTTGTTCCTTCTCTTCGTCCGTTCCGCCCATTCCTTCGACCATATTCAAGTTCTTCCAAAAGTTCTTGACTGTTAGTTTGAAAAAACCGCTTTGATCAATCGTTTTGAACGCTTCTTTGAATAGTTTTTCTAACCCTTCTTCTTCGTCTTCGATTCGAGCCTCTAATGCTTTATCGATTTCTGTTAAAGACGGTTTTTCTTTTGAAGAAAGATGTGATAATGCACAATCCCAAAACTGTGGTAATGCTTTAATATCACTTTGTAATAGACCCATATAGATAGTTGAGAAGCCCCCAACATCATTGCCGTTTTTATCTTGTGAATTATATTTTTCGTCTGAAACTCGGTCGAATTTAAACGTACATTTACCTTCTAGTTCTTTTTCTTTAATTGTTAAAAATGCCATGATTAATTTCCTCCAATGTGTTTGTAGTTGTTTGTTTTAACTATTAAAAAAGAGCGCCTATGCGCTCTCAATTAGTCTCCTCCTGGTGCTGTGGTTTGTTCTGAACCAAACTCTCCTGACTTTTCTCCAGGCTTTTCAAAACCATATTTGGCGAAGTCGATAATCTCTACAGGTAACTTCGGTAACTGACCTTTTTGTGATTGTCCTATAACTTGAACAGTTGCAGATAGCTCTTGGAATCCTTCTTGAGGATTTGATTTTTCTACAGATTCGACTAAAACGTAAGCGAAAAGTGCGTCGTGAACTTCAACACCTGTTGGATTTTCTACTATATTTAAATCGACTTCCCAAATCTTAAGCTGTTCTTTGTTTCGGATGGCATCGGAAATAGCTTTTTGTCCTGGATCTTTTTTGTCTCCAAAGCAAGTAATTTCGAATGATTCTGAGTTATCGCCATAAGCAAGAATACGACCGAATTTTGTTTTTTCATCCGATAACTCATTCTCCATTGAGTGAGTGTTATCAGTTAAGTTTCCAATCATAAAACCATCTGTGCCAAGCGCCGCCTTTGCAGATTGCACTAGTAATACGGTATCTTTACCATTTTGCATATTTGTTGCCTCCTAATTGTTTGTGATTGTGTATTTCATATTTAGAACACCGTGCTTTGATGATGCATCTACATCATCAAATACTTGTGTTCCTTTACGTACAATGCTTTCAATCTTAAATCCTGTCACTTCATAGCCACGTTGCATAAGTTGGCGTTGGCACATATCTAAAATCTCATATGCTTCACGCTTACCGTTGAATTGCGACCATACATGAATAGTGAAGTTTAATTCCTCGCCTGTTGAATGCTTAGTATCGAACGGCATAGAAAAAGGCTCCCCCACTGTTATGTACGGGAAAGCCTGACTCTTTTGTACAGCATCGAATATACCTTTTGCTTTTGCCATCAATGCTGTATCTGATTTTAACTTCTTAATTATTGCTACCTGTAAATCTAAGAATGGCAATTCATATGCCATGTGATCACCTACCTAAATAACCGATTCATACGACTAGTGAAATGTCGTTCACCAGATTCAACAGCCGGAGCCCAAAATTGTTGTGGCTTCTGTCCTTTAGTTGTTACATAACGGCCTAACTTATTAGACCAATACGTCCAAGGTGTTTGCCTTCCGTTTCCTTCAACTGCATAAATTCCCGTTCCATATTCGATATACACGGCGTAATCACTACCAACAGTAACCGTAGCGCTGAATTTATCTATTTGCCTTACTTCAATTGATGCTTTTAGACTTCCATCATCAAATGGAGCTAAAGCTTTCGCTTGAGCTTGAATCATTCGTACCGTTTCTAAAACAATCTTTTCAATTTCATTCTCAACATCCCTCGACCAACTGGTGAAAGCTCGTTCTAAGTTATGTCCACTAAACGTTATCCTGACTATTTGCTTTCACCTTCTTTAATGGCACTCTCATTTTTTCATTCATTCCACCTTGGTCCATTGGATCACCTGCAAACTCATATACTTCAGAACCAAATAAGATACGCATACCAGCTGTTAAATCGTCTCGGTATTCGTAGTACATGAATCTGTCTAGCTTTGTTTCTAGCTGTTGAGCTCGGAATGCTTCAGTGCTTGTTGGTGTGTCGACAAATGCATCTATTATATCGAAGTCTTTCCAGTCTTCTACGTAGGCGCCTGAGTCGTCATAATCAGCTACGAATGATTGAATCGTTACTTCATGCGGAAATTCATCGTAAAGCATGAAATTTCACCCTCTTGTATTGTCGAATTAACGAATACATAGAATCAGGAAATTCTAAGTCATAGCTATACGATACGGACCCCATCGACCGGCTTGTTAGGCCTGTCGGAATTTGATTGTGTTTGATAGCCTTTGCAATGAAGACACGAATGCCAGCAGGTAAATTAGAAGGGTCGAACTTTCTGTTACAATGCCCTTCAGTAAATTCCAATAACAAAGGCGCCATCACACGATAATGATCGTCATGTTTAGTGCCCTTTTGCTGATTGATTTGTTTTAGTTCATTAATTTCCTCTTGCAATGGTTGCCACATTTGACCACCTCTTTTCATTTAGATGGCATCTACTTCTTCAAGTAGTACCTTATCTTCTTTATTGACCATTGCCGTATCACCAATTTGTAATACTCTATTATGGAGTTTTACGTTTTTAAGTATAGTCACCTTTGTCTTTTTAGAAGTAGAGGACTTTCCCTCACCAGCTAGATCAACAACTTCAGGCACATTTGTAACTTCAACTTTTTCTGTCATTTGTTCTCCTCCCTTACCCTACTGTTGCAATAAAGATATTGTCGATTGATTCAAACGATGGCATAACTATTTCACTCACAATTGTTTGTACATTTACTGGATGAGGTTCTTTTACTGTAGTAACAGCTACGCCAGTATTAACGATTTTCACATCAGCTGCTGTTGAGCCAGTCAGTAAATCCGCCTCTTCTGGAGTGGTACCATAATACGTATTGCCAAGTGTGCCTGAAGGTAATAGAGTAAACACATCATCCGGGAAGAAACCTTTTACTATTTTTGCTTCATCCATGAATTTCTTGTTATATACCGCGACTGATAAGCCTAGAGTATTTTGTAAGAAATCTTTTAATTTAGCATCTGTAAGTACCGTGAACTCTCCACCAAGAGGCGTGATTGCTTTGAGGATACCTTCGTGTATAAGTAAGTATCCAAACGTTTTACGTGTCATAATACCATTTGTCGGTCGAGTGCCTGTTGCATCTTCAACCGCATCTTGCCATCGTTGGATGTCTGCCAAGGGTGTAGATGCTGCATCAGACCATTTAGCAGTTCCAGTTAACACTTCTTTGCGCTCATCTTTTAAACCATAGTTGTAATCCAACGGTACTCCGTTTGCATTGATAGCAATTTTACCAGTAGATAATAGCTGCATGATCATACGCTCTGGCTGAACATCCGCACCTTTAACCAATTGTCCAACATCATCATATATACGATTTACATGAGTTTCATATAAAGCTGAGTTGTTTGTAGCAAGTAAGTTCATCAAGTTTTGACGGTCTTGCTCACCGATTCTCATTGCTTCACGGAAGAATGGCATTTCTGTTTTCACTTCCGAAACTCCCAAGCGGTCACGTACTGGCGCTTTCGCATCAAATACAGACGGTGTAAGAGCTACAGGCATACCATTAGCCCCCTTAATCCAAGAAAGCTCTAAACCTGCTTTCTTTTTTGATGGGAATAATGTTGCCCCTAAGAATGGGACTTGATTTGAAGCTGATTCAGTTACATAACTAGCTACGTTTGCAGCTGTCACTAAGTCATAAATAGTTGGCATTTAATTCAATCCTCTCAATTTTGGTTTTGTTAATTATAGAAACTTAATTAAATGTAAAGCTGATTTAGCTTCATCTGATGGGGCCGTTGGAATTTTAGCTAAATCCACAAATCCATGAATCAACAATAGGCCACCTGCTGGACCATGAGTAACATCTACATCATTGAACAATACTCCTTGAGCTGTAGCATCATTAGCCGGATAAATCGTACCTGCTGGTACAATCTTTTTACCACCAACTGCTGTTACACCTGTATCAGATACCTCAATCGATTGGTTAACGTAATGATCAGGGAATTTAACAATTTGTTTCGTATTACCATAAGTAGTAGTTTCAAATTTACTCATTGTATGTTCCTCCTAATTAATTATTGAAAATAGCTTTCACGAGCTGTTGTTAAATGCTCATTTGATTTGTTTTGCGTAGCTAATTGTTTACCGAATGCACCTTCTTCAGTACCGCCACTATTAGCGCCAGTTACTTCACGACCACCAGCCTTAAATTTTTCATCCACTGCTTTTTGTAGTGCTGTTGAGTAAGCTGTTTCGAAAGTTGTAAAACGTTCACGAGTGCTACTCTCATCAGTACCTAGCAAGAATGGCAATACATCTACGGGCAATCCTTTTGTTGCTGCCTCTTTCGTAAATTCTGTCATCAGTTTTTCGCGTTCAGCTGCAGCTTTTGTATCTGCTAAATCTTTTTCAAGTGCTGCAATTCGCTTTTGTTCCTCTGTTAGTTTGGGGTTCAATTCCGCAACTTTATCATCAATTAACTTTTGCAGATTGTTCATTTTCCACGTTTCTAAAGCTGTACTGTGATGCTTGTCTTTTTCTGAATCAAATACACTCTTAACCTCGGCATTTGTTGATAGCACTAACGTCACATCGTTCTTTTCTAATGCTTTATGGATATATGATTCAAACGCTGTTTTGTCACCACTTTCAGCAAGTTGTTTTACTTGTTCAAGATCAATATTCATCGTTATTCCTCCTAGTCCTTCGCACGTTTTCACCCACGAAACATAAACTTAATAAGCCTGTTTAATGTCTGTTGCTTAAAGACGGATAAAAATCGATATTTCATTTCATCATGCTACAAATTTCCTTTTCCAATCTTTAAAATCTACGAATGGAATAACAGTACTCGGTGGTTTTAGTTCCTTCTGAGCCTTTTTAAGAGCCTGCTTATACGTTATGCCTTCATCCGCCATATACTTCTCTATTCGATTAGCAAGTTTTTGTTGGTATCCAGCATCCATGTAATTACGTCCTCTGCGATACTCTGGATATTTGCCATCAATCAGATAAATAACAGTACATCTGCATTGAATATCCATGTTCGCCACACCCCACATATGAGGTCCTTTAGCTTTCAATCCCAAGTGATGGAAATAACCCTTATTATCAGCTTTCTGACCATCTAACTTACGATGTGAGCTTCTGACACGTAAATCTAATGAACTCATCCAAGCTTTGTCTAGATTTACTTTATCTTGAATATATTCCTCGACTTGTAAATCTGCTACCGAACGAACTCGGCCACCTTCAGTTCTTGCTACTAAGATAGCTTTCTTACGGCTAAATCCCATAACTTGTTGAATTCGATAAGCCAAATCTGAATAACCCAAACCCTGCTGTAGTGATTGCGCTATTTCAATGGTTAAATTTCGAATTAGTTCTTTACGGTGAAACTCAAATATTTTAGGTAAAGTTAAATACTCAACTGGATTAATAAGCGCTGTTTGTATCATTGATTCAGAAGGAATTTGAAACCCTAATTCTTCTGCATTACTCATAGAAAATAAATAAGCCATCATCAAATATTTCTCAACAAAGAGAGTTTGATGTGACTTGGTAATTTCTTTTATTATTTTTTTGTAATCACCGTCTAACTGTTGGGCTATGCGTTTCATTTCTTGCTGAAAACGATTGTATTTATTAACATCTGTCCAGCTCGGTTGTTGACCTTTGTGAGATAGTTTTAAATACATATTAGACATATGTGAAAGTATTGATTTGAGGCGCTTAGCGAACAGCTTTTCAATGTCTGTTTCAGTTTGAGCCATTAGTTTGTCTAGTTGCTCATTGATTTCTAACTGGTCCATCATCGTCACCGTCCTCAATAAGAGGTTCTATATCGGACTCATAAAGAAAAGCATCTTGCTTCATCTGGTCTAACTCATACTGCACATCATCAACAAACGTTAATAGTGATAAACGAGTAGCTTCAGATACCTGCCCTTTTAACAGTTGAGTTGTTTGCGCTTCATCTAAGATGTTTGCAGGTAAGTTACGCTTAAATGAAAAGAACATCTTTAAATAACTCTCTTGCTTAAAACCTTTGCGCTTAGCCCATGCACTGAATAGCACCTTGAACTGATAACGTAAAGTCGAGGTGAACTTACGCTCCATAATGATAGATTTGTTCTCTAGCGCCATTATTTTCAACCTCATTGCAATACCGCTAGCATTTCCACTAAACTGTTCATCTGCAAAATTTACTGATTTAGCAAAGCGTAGGATGTTACTTTCTAAACGATTTAAATGATTCTCTATCATTGCATCATTAATATCTTTAGTCAGATATTTAATCTCATCAGTATCACCCATGAGCTCAAATATTCCTGACTTATTAAATCTTTCTAAATCTTCTGGGTCAGCCCCTATGCCTTTTAATATTAAATAAGCCAATCTAAATTGCTCTAATTCATTTGAAGCATCAGATAAAGTACGATCATAAGCATCAATTAATGCTAGCACTTTCTCAGCATCACCTTTAAACTCTTTATTGTTGGCTGTACCAAACAAGGGATTATAATCAAATAAATGTAGTTCAGCATTCTGCAGCGCAAAACCTGCATCACCATGAGTGAAATAATAGACGTGATGTTGGTCATAAAACTCTGCATATTGATTACCGTCAAACGTGTAATATCTTAATGAATAAGTTGGCTCATGAATATCTTCACCTATAAATACCGATTCCCAAGGCTCAATGTTCTTAATACGTTCATTCCCCTCTAAATCGATATAACATAGACGTGCAGCATAACCACAAATAGAAGCCATCAAACCCAGTTCTGCATCATCATCTTCCGCATTATTGCGTAACAAGAACAATTCCATTTCTTTTTTTATGTCATCTGCATCTTCGTCGACTCCATAACTAATCGGATGACCAAACATATAACCAATCTTTGTATCGATGATATCTACATCAAATGGGTTATTTAATTGGTTATTTACCTTGTCGTCCAATCGAACAACGCTTCTCGAATCTAATTGGTAGTCGACAATCCCACGATTAAAAATCTCTGGACCATCTACCTCATCAACACAATATCGACTATATAGTTTCTTTGTTCGCTGATATTCAGGTTTATGTGCCGATATAATTTCAAGTACCAATTCAGCTGTAATGCCTTGTTCGTCTATTCTTTTCTTGTATTTCAGCATATTATCACGCATTTTCATCACCTCTATCTCGTCTTCTTTGTGGTTTTAATTCTGTATAGATTGCATATCGAACTGCATCAAGGACGTCATCCCATTGTTTAACAGGTTCTCCCGTTGTTTCATTCCAAACATATAAATATATTTCCTTATCAAATCGTTTTACATTATCACTAACAATGAATAATTTATTGAGTTTAAATAGCCGAGCAACTTCTTCAATACCAGAGACAACTGCCTTTTCAGCATTAAGGGCTCTTAATCGTTCTCTTCTGAAACGTTCAATATGCTCTGGTCTTGCTGTATCACAATAGAAGTTAATATTGCCAAGACGCTCTTTAATGCCTTTAGCGACTTTCACCCAGTAATCAATCTCTTCATGTTGCTTGGCATGTTCTTCAATGAGATAGATATTTCCTTTACCATCAAGACCCATCACTACAATGGAACCAAAATGTTCGTAACCCCAGTCCACGCCAGCAAAGTATTTAACGATATTAACTTTCTCGAATTGTTCTGCAGCAATGTAATGAACGTCCTTTCGAAAGTCCTTATAGATAACACCTTCAGCAGATACCCAATGACCGTGAATGTCTCTATCTGTAAACATTCCAGTTGGAGTTGAAGCAATAATACTCTCGACATACTCAGGATCTAGATAAATGTTATCAAACAATGTGAAATGAAATGCTCTTATGTTCAAACGGCCATTATCTAACATTTGACCATCTTTATCGATGTAATCAGTTTTAACTGAATGCGCTGGATTCTCTGGGTTCGTATCAATCAGGACTCTTGCGCCTTTATATGAACAACGTGAGATAACTTCCTTCACGAATGAATCATGAAGTGCTGTACCTTCATTCAACAAAGCGCCTGCAGCAGTAAAACCACGAGCCTTTTTCCATGCATCTGCATTAGCGCCATCAAAGCAATATATTTTATTACCGAATACAGTAACCGCATTAGCTTTGTTAAGCTTCAATTCCTTGCCTAAGACAGATTCCATATCGTTTATGATGTTACGCCTAATACTGGCCTGTGTAGCGCCACCAATGATGAACGATAACCCTTGCCCTTCATACTTCGCAATGTGCATAAGAAAAACCAGGATAAACACGAATGTTTTCCCTGCCCGTTTTGCGCCACTAGCTAAAAGTATTTTAGGATTCTCTTTTATGAATGAGTCCATGACTTCTTTTTGTTTTGGCGTCAGATTCAATTACTATCACCTGCCAAACTCCTAAGCATTTTAGCAACTTCACTTTCTTGTGTAGTAGAATCATCGCCATTTTGGAGTTTGTCTACTTCAATGCGAGCTTTCTCTACTTTCAATTTCGTCAACTCACGGTCATCTAACAGATCCATATGCTTCGTTAAAAAGTCGAGCGCCTTCATCTTGTCTGCAAGTTTGATGGATATACCATCACGCCCTTGCTTTACTTCAGTGATTAGTGAGCCATCGACTTCCAATGAATCCTCTAAGTTAACGTATGATATCGGATAAGTAGAAGGTTCTCCATCTTCACCGATTAGGATATTCCCTTCCTCATCACGTTCATGCCGTTGTGTAGTGCCGAATGATACAAAGTCCGTCATATCTGCAAAGGCGATATCAATCCACTTTTGTATAAGTACTCTCTTACTTAAAAGCGCATCGCCTGTGATTTCATCACGTACACGAACGACTTCTGCTTTAATGCTAGCCTTTGCAAGCAAGCGACTTCCGTTATTCCTAGCTGTATTGTAATCACATTCATAAGCCTTTTTATAAGCCTTAGTAGCATTCCAATACTTAACGTAATAACCAACAAAGAGCCGTTGCTTATCGGTTAGTCCATTATCATCACTGACAACTAACTCCGATTCAACAGGCTCTTTTTTAACAGCTGTTTTCGATTGCTTCTTAATAGGAGCGCTCTTATTCGATTGTTTAGGAGCGCTCCCTTTCAATTCATCATCCCATTTGTCTGTAGCTTTCCACTTACGCATAGTACTACTGGTTACTTCGAATTGTTCTGCTAAGTCGACTAGTTTAATCTCTCCATCATTATCTAGCCATACTTGTTTGGCCTCATCTCTGCGAGGATCTCTAGGTCTAGCCATCTCTCATAACACCACCTCCGAATAATCAATTGTTTTCGTATCACCACTTTTATGCTAGTTGCTTTGTAAAATAAAAAAACAACCACTAGAAGTAGTTGTTCACGACAATTCTTGAATTTTTTTAACTATATCCTGCAAATGTTTAATTCCATTATTAGCAATGTCAACAACTTCTTGGCTTTTGACATATTTACCTTTTCCGAACGAACGAACACCTGGTTTTTCTTCACTAAAACCGAAGTCTAAATTAGTTGGTGTATTATTGTGTATAAAATCGTTTCTTAAAGTTACTAGTTTTATGTAAGATTCATCTTCTCTGAATGTAGATAAACAGCTATGCAATCTCTTGTTGAAAGGTTTTAACTTCTGTAAAACTTTTATATTAAACCTCGTGCCTTTTTTAACTTTTAATTGATAGTCTGCATTAACGATTTGAAATAAAATATCATAAGCCCCAATAATTCTAGCTAATAAAGATTCTGCATAAAAAGAAAACCAAATGTGAATATACATTTTTTCACCCGTTAAGTTTTTGTACTCGTTATCAGGAATTCCTTTTTCAAAAAAATGCATCAGCAAAACATAATTGGTACTAATATTAAGAACTCTCCAATTGAATTCATATTTCCAAGAATCGGCCTCAAATACACCATTTACTACTTCTTTTAAGTCGAAAGAACCTTCTCTAGTCGCAAATTGTAACTCCGGGAATTCTTCATCAAAACTACTATTAAATTTTTCCCATTCACCAATACTTGGCAAAGTAAGACATTGTACTAAATCAACAGCCATTTCTCTCACCTCCACAACCACTATAAGCAATTATGAAAAGTAAGTATATTACATATTTGATAAACAAATTAAAAAGCACCCCGAAGGATGCTAACGCTTTTTGAAACTTTGTTCAAATATTGCTTTATTAACTGTAGGATCTATTTCACTTACTAGATCGTTCATCTTCTTTTGGGTTTTAAGTACTTTATTAGGTGTATTAAAACCATTGATTTTTATCAACTTCTGAAATTGTACTTTTAAATTATCTTGTATTTTAGGAGTAATATATGGGCTCCCCATAAAGTCGTAACAAATGGCATCATTAATAGGTTTAAAAGATTGAATGTTGCTTCCTTGTTTTTTTACAAACTTATGGAATTCTACTTCACCCTTTTCATTAATGCCTCCTATAGTTAAATTAATTATAATCTCTAATGGCACCTCTTTTAAAATCTGGTTACCTAACTCAACGATTGTAGAATACATATTATACCCATTTGGATTATATTTTAATATTCCTTTTACTTTTTCAGCAATTCCTTGGTTACCTGTAAATGCTATAAATTGTTTAGGCGCTATGAGATGAAATTTTTTATACCTAGTATCAAGTATTTTACTATCATCTTTCCTATCAACAACTAAACCATCTGACATCACCGTTATAAAGTCTTTAGTGCCTATAATTGAAACAAAACTCATTCCCTTCACCTCCCACAACCACTATAAGCAATCTTAAGAAGCAAGTATATTACTTTTTTGATATAGATATATTTCACTCTCACGCAAACGAACGCCATTCAATAAGGGGTTTTGTTCAGCAAGGCATTCTTTTGTGTCAAAGCAAAATAAAAAGCACCCCGAAGAGTGCATGTTAGAAAAAACACTATTTATCAGAAAAATATTCTAACTCTTCTTGATAAAATTCCATTCTTTTTTCTATTATTTTTTTGGTTTTTTCAAATTCGATGTCATATTTCTGAAATTCAATTATGTATTCTTCTGTAGGTTCAAAAACATGAGTTCTATCGTAATCTTTCCCCATACGCATGCTTGAAGGTGCTAATTTACTCAATCTTTCAGCTATTATTTCAAGTTGTAATATCTTATTATAAACAGAATTATCTATATTAACTGCTAGTTCTAAGCTCTCATTAGCATTCTCAAGAAAATCATCGGGTATCATTGAGATTGGTGTATATTTCATTCTTTCCGATAAGTGATTTATTATTTTCTCTAATTTTCTTAATTTTTGTATGCGATTAGGATATGTTTCTAAATTATCTTTTTTTATTTGATGCTTAATTGTCACTCTAACTCCAAATAATGTTAGTCCCCCAGAAATAGCACCACCTAAAATTGCCCCTATTAACCCTATGGTGGTATTCATGGTTTCTTCATTTTCTTCAAATATCCTTTCCGATAAAACAATCCATACTAATATAATTACTAATAAGCCTATTAACAATATAAAGCTATCTCTAATATCTTCTTTCCACAAGTTAATCCACTCCTACAACAATTATAAGTTGTAAGAGACTGTAAGTCTATGACGTCTATCACATTACACTCATTCAAACGAACAATACTGATAACCCCAACACAATCGTATATGGTCCGTATCATTCGCTTGAATCAACGTAATTTAAAAATGGACAGAGTCCAAAGTGAATTTCCTAACCTGTGATATATTCCATCTTAGCGAAGTATAAGTTTAGGAATTTATCTTCTTGGGTCGGTCGGTCTGTTTTTTCATTCTTTTAGGTTAAGGTTAAATGAGAAGGAGAACGGTAGGCGTGGTTTAAAGATGCACCCCCTATTATCCCCCTCATATATGCAGACTTCGTATGACAACGTATGACAAAGAATTTATCCAACAAGTTCTAAAACTTTCTTTTTAGCTCGATTTATGTGCGTTTGAACCGTGCTCTTACTGACGTTTAGGTCTTTAGCTATATTTTGCATACTTTTGCTCTCTACAACATGTGCAATGTAGCAAACTCTCTCTTTATGACTCCAGGTAGCAAATATCTTAGCAAGCGCTTTTTTCTCATCTGTTGTCATGTAAATTTGCTTTGAATTGATATCATATAGCTCGTCCGTAATATCTGGAATCACATCTATACTCTCGAAGAATTGTCTTTGATAAATAGATCGTTTATCAGCACCTAGATAACTATCTGGTTGTCTCCCTGTCTCCATCCAGTCCATAGCGAATGTCATGCTTTCAATCATGCTGTTGATTTGTGTTTCATCTTCAAAATTATCCACATGTAGATTCGCTTTCATGCGGTGTAACTCTCTTCTGCCTTCTGTGTATTCCACCAATAAATTATCTGCCCAATTTTCCATTCTCTCCATCTCCTTTTTTGACAATAAAAAAGAGGACAACAAATGACACAGCAGAATGCTGCAATCAAACGTTGTCCTCCAGTTGACCGGTAGAACCAATATATTTATTTATTTTCTTTCCATTAATATTTTCTTTATCATAGCATCCAAATATGGTAGTACAAATCCTAGCATTAATATAACTAATATATCACTTCCCATTATATCTTTTCCATTTTGCTTAATTTGCATCAATGAGATAAAAGCTGGGATGAAACCGAATAGAAATAAAAATGCCGTATAAATATCTATTAATGTATTATTATTTTTTTCATTATATGTAGGAATAAATTTTTTTAGTAAATCTCTCGATCTTTTCTCCAGTACATAATAAATTGGATAAGAAAAGAAAAAGATAATTAAAACAAAAAATGTAGTGAAATTATTGATAATTTCTTCACTATCGTTTTCTCTAAAGAGTAGTCCAACTACGAGACTGTATATATTATGTATTGAGATTGGTTTTAATTTTTCAGAAAAACTTAATATTTGTACAGATATTAATATTGCCACGATTGAAAGCAAATATTGAATGGTTATTAAAAAAAGAAATTCACTCTCATGCTTAATATGTTTTGTAGAAATATATATAAATACTCCTGTTTCAACAATTAACATTACCGTCTCTTTTAAAAGTCTTATTATAGTCTTAAAAATCAATGAATATAGCAAACATAACATTCTTAATAATTTCATTGTAATATTTCCAAGAAAAAAAATAGCCATAAAAAATGTATAAATTATTTTTTGATTAAATATATCCAAGACTCTACTTCCCCCTAATTTCACTTAATACATAAAAATCTTTTTTACTCATCAATAGGGAATTTAGTATTCTCTCCTTTCAATTTACTAAGTATAATTACACACCACACGACCTAAGTAAAATTAATTATAACTAATTTCAAATTGATTTGGTTATTCATTTTCATACATACAAAAAGGACAACAAATGACACGTGTTTAACCGTTATCAAATGTTGTCCTCCAGATTGCTGGTGGAACTTAACTATTTTTCTTTCTTCTTACGATTTTCTTCTTCTTTTTCAACTATGTGCAATTCTAAATAATACGTTAACAAATTAACAATCTTTTGTTTTCTCGTAATTTTCAACTCATTTAAAAAATAATAATAAGCCACTAGGAAAATCTCCACGAGTACTACGGTACATACTACAAAATATGAGACATTTGTTGATTTATCAACTGCCAATATTGACGTTATTATAGCGATTGAAGTAAATAAAATAGCCAAAACCCCCATAAATACCATCTGAGCATTTCGTCTATTTTTTATTGATTCACTTAATATCTCTTTAACATACTTAATATGGTATTTTTTAAACTTTGAATCTAAAAGCATAAAGTATGCTTTATGACTACTATCATCAACATTTTTTTCATGCTGTGGTTCATAAAACATACGAAATAACTTATCATCAATGTTTTTTTCCAATTTAGCGTCATTAAATTTTTTTATTAACTTTTCTTCATTAATCATTCTCTCGATACCAAAATCTTCTTTCAAAAACGTCTCTCCCTCATCCCACTTAACACGTTGTACTCCCTTAATGCGTATAAATCTTCGTTTCAGTGAATGGAGGTAATTCAGAAAATTTTCATTCCCCTTCACCAAGTACAATTACACACGACTTTAGTAACTATATAATACCTAATTAAAGGTTGTTTTGTATATCTATTTTCTCAAAAAAAAAAAGGACAACAAATGATACGGATTAACCGTTATCAAATGTTGTCCTCCAGATTGCTGGTGGGACTTATTAAATTTATAAATCTTCTTTTTTTATTCTTATTAATAACTCTATATGATTAATTATTTTTATTATCCTATCTTGGGAAATCCCAACGATAGTATTATACATCATCATAATAAACATATACAAAAAAACAGTAATAATAGTAACTAATAATACTATATTTTTAGTTTCTATAGTTGAAGTAATAGATATATAAGTTGTGACTAGCACTGCTAATAATGCTAGTAAAATTGAGTATAAGCTAAAAAAGCTAGAGCGATCAGACAATTTGGCAGACAAATCTTTTTTTAAGGTTTCTTTCATTAGCTCAAACTCATCTATGTTAAAATCATTTTTAAAATCACCTATATATAATATAGTTAAATCGTTGTCTAAATTACTAAAAATATTATTTTTATTAAAAACGTTCATTATTTTTTTAGCATCTGTTACAAGTTTATAATTCTTTTTATCCACTACCATATCTATTTCACCATTCCAAATAAAGTTTTAGTCGAATTCTAGGAAGATTAATTAAACATTTTACTCTTCAAAACATTAACATCATTAATATCATTAAGAATATGCATCTTTCGATGACAGTTTGGACAAAGAGCAACTACATTATCTATAGTGTCAGTACCTCCCTGAGATAGCCATTCAATATGATGGGACTCTAAAAACGGATCACCATTCTTATTTTTAAAAGGCGCTGGTTGTTCACAGAGCTGACAAATCCCATCCGCAACTGCTAATGAATATAATTTAACTGCTATATCTCTTTCATAGAAACTATTCTCTGAAATTTTTCGTTTAGATACTTTTTTACTGGCTCTCATAGCACGCTCAGTAATCTCCTCTAAACTTAATCTTTTCAGAGATTTACCTTTCTTTTTTTCTATTTCATTTAAAACTTTTACATTTGGATTCCAAGTTTGGTCAACAATTTTTAAAGGAAAAATCAAAACTTCTCTTTCAAGATTATTTTTATCCTTTTGAGTCTCTTGAAAAGGTTCAGAAGCTAATTTTACGCGACCTCTATATGTATACTCCCTTTCAGTAAACTTCTCGAATAAATAAACCATTACGCCATTTTCACTTGACTCAAACAAAGTTTTATTTTGTCTATTTAACTTTTGGTCATATTCTTCTCCAGCGCCTGTATAATACAATATGTCATTATCCCATCGATTTGAATACAGTGTTTTTAGTGTATTGTTAACCAATACTAATGAATTATGTTTATTTGACTTTCTCATGCCACCTTGTTTGTTAAAGTCAAATATTTTTACTAGTTTATCGTTGTTAATAACTTGTCCCTGTTCTAATCCAGGGAATGAACTTTCAATATTTTTCACTATCACATTCCCCTTTTACATCATATATATTTCACTTCTAAACATTCACTTTTCAGATGTGCTTCGAGGTAATATTTATCTTGCTTTTAATACTAAACTCCAGGATTATTTTCTTTATCTGCAGCAATATCCCGAAATCTTTGAACAATATCTGGTCTAGACATTAGAGCTAATGCATATTGGTCATTTTCTAATATATCAAAATATTTTACTTTTAATTCCTGATTTGGCATTCTTACAGTACCAAATTGTTCATACTGCTTTAGACTTTCTATATTTCCCTTTTCAAATACGTATACTACATATCCCATTAGTAAATCCCTAGGTCTTTTAGAATTAGGTATATTAGTTAATGGGCTAAAATGCGATTTTCTTTGAAATATTTCATTTCCAAAATTTATTTCTTGTTCAAACATTAACATCAATAATGCCAGTAGAGCATTGATATTTTCATTAGTCAGATTTTCATTTGCTGGCCAAATACCTCTCCATATACAATAGCATTGTTCTATCGTCGCATTTTCTAATAGCATTTGGAATATTTCATTATGTGTCAGAGAACGTTTACTCATCGTTCCTTTTATATCAAATAGACCTTGTTTTTTTCGAGCATAATTTTTATACTTGGGTTTAATATATGCCATTAATCCGCTATAATTTTTTTTATACTCAAATATATGGTTAGGATTAACTTCAAAATGATGCTTCATAATCATAGTCACTGAATAACAGGTATAATTACTCATGACTTTAGTAATGTAATTATAACTGATTTCAGTATAATATAGGAGTATAATTTTATAAATTAAAAAAGGGCAACAAAAGACACGGAACTAACCGTTATCAAATGTTGTCCTACTGTTGCAAGATGGACATTATCTACTAATTTAAGTTATTTCTTTCCTTTACCAAAGCCTCCATTTTTTCAATTGCAATATTATGCTGTTGAATATCTATTCCACTTATTTTTAAATACTCTTTAAATTTATTTTGATTATACTCTTTTAAGATAAGGATATAATATAGATAGAATACTGCAATATCTAAAAACATATCCGTAGTATCATCAGGTAGCCATTTTCTGACAAACCAAATAATTAAATCTTTATTTTCACATAATAATCTATCCAGTTCAAAAACTGTATTAATTTTAAAGAAATCCAATATGTGAGGTTCGAAAGAAATAAAGTTTTCATCTATTTTTAAGTTGCTGTACATCTCTGCAAATTCTTGATTTATTTCCGCAATGACCTCTGATCCAACTATATACTCTAGATAAGTAATTTTATCAATAGGAATATCAAAGTTTTGTTGCACTATATCATTCTTAGCTCCAACTCTGTATTCCTTTAAAGAGTTTTTGATTCTTATAAATTCAATATCTGCAGTTTCCAAGAGACTTGACACTCTGGAAAAACTTCTTCTAATAGGTATGGGTATTTCTTCATTACTCTTATACCCTAGATCATGTTCAATTTCTGCCCATGCATGTTGCAGGATAGATCTTATTTGTATCTCAAAATTAATATTTCTATAATTATGATATTCAAGTAAAGATGATCTAGGTTCTTTAAGTTTTAAAATATAATGTAAGGACGAGTATCCAAATGCCTCGGGATTTTCACTTACCCTTTTGTCTATTGAATTTTTTTCGTCTAAAATAAATTCTTTTTTTAAGATATTTGCTACTTTGTCCACATCGTCTTCAAAATAAGTAATCAACCTGAGACCTACAATATCCGTTATTTCGTCTAAAGCATTATATTTATCTTTATCAATAATTTTATTTTTTAAACTGTCAGCTTCTTTGACTCTTGATTCAATTGCATGTACCATTATATTTTCTGTTTTTATTAATGTAGTAATTAACCGTTTGATATTCTCCTCATATTCTAAATAAATTACTTTTTTATCTTTATATTCCTTCATTATGCTTCTACTCAAAACGTTTCCCCCTCATCCCACTTAACTCGTTGAACTTTCCCTTGATGTGTATAGATTTTCGTTTCAGCGAATGGAGGTAATTCTGCAAGTTTTACTTTCCCTTCACTAAGTACAATGACACATGACTTTGGTAATTCCATTATATCTAAAATTAGGTTATTTTGGGAGTCTATTTCTAATTCTTTTAGTCTCATAAGCAATGTCCCCATATAAATTCTATTTTTTGAATCCTATCGAACGCTGTCCCGTATACTAAGTTAACTTGTTTCAGTAAGCTGTGGTGAGAGTCTGCAAACTCTTACGATTTTTTTATTTTCCCCACTCAATAGTCACTACCGCCTTTGGCTTTTCCGAATAAAACTTCCTTGCTAACAACTCAATCACTTGGCTGTCATCATGCCATATAACCTTACTCAGACCGTCTTTAATACCCTTAACTAGATTATCTATGTCAGGCTTAGTTGTTGGCCTTAAAACTCCATCTAGTACCTGCTGATACTTCTTTTTGCTGTTCAAAATTGCTTTGGGCATTTTTCGATAGACATCGATATACAAAACAATAGGGTCCGTTATTAATTCATCCAAAGCATGCTCTGAAGCTACTAATCTAACAAAACTTTTATAGTCTTTAGATTCCTTTGGATCACGTACACTTACACCTTTGCCGAATCTTGAAAACTTTGGCCTTTGTTGTGCTTGAACGTCTCCGTCAATTTCAAATGTAATTTGGTTCATAGTTATCACCTAAATCTCCTATAATATCAAAGATAGTCATTTGATTTTTCTCAAAATCTTCAATTGCCTTTTTCTTTTTGCAAGTCGGACCAATGCCGTTTTCAATCGATTTTTTCGACTTCAAAGGTTTGTTGCATCTTGAACATAGATTCATCCCATCTCACCTCATGAACTGTTAGTTAACATTGTTTAATCGTAGTAATGTAACCTAATCAATAATTCCATTTTCCCCGTTTATGTTACAATTCAAATGAATAGGGGGTTACATAAATGGAAATCATTACAGCTTTTTTACCTTTACTTATATTTATTGTTTATTTAGCTATTATTGTAATTATTATTGGTTTTTTTATATGGGTTATTAAATCTCAAAATGATCGTAATAACATACTTAAAGAAATTTCAAAAAAACTCGATGTTTTAGTGAATAATCAAAAGGGAGAGTGAAGTACTCTTTCTTTTATTTTTTTATCTAATGCACAGTTTTCTTTTGGTACGTATTTAAGATTAAAACAAGGTAGTCTCCCCCTAACAAAATCACCTAACCACCCCTAACCAATTTGCGCTTCATAAATAACCTTCTTAGGTTGCCATACTTCAACGAGTTGCCAACCGTCTGCTTGTAACGCTCGAATTTCTTTGTTAACCTTTGGCACCATTGTATAAACACGATGACCATCCTCAAATTTGAAGAGTGTTGCGTATGCGTTATGATGCTTCACCGGCTGTTGTTTCCTATGATTCACCTTTGTTCGTTTAACTCTCGCTGCAGATTGTCGACTAAAATACCGTTTCTTTTCATGTTCATTGGTTAGCCTCCTTAAAATATTTGAATAAATTTCTGATTTGCAACACACGCTGAATGCTGTCAGAAAATCTTAATACTAGACAGGGAGTGCAATTATGGGAATACTAACTGGAAACCCCCAAAAAGAACCTTTACATTATGGTGAAGTGTTCACTATATGGACGAGTCTTGCTGCAAATAATGGATTAATTGCTGGATATCAAACATTTTTTAATCACACTGGTGACAAAGATTTATCCAAGATCATTGAAGAATGTATTCAAATGATGAAAGAGGCAAATAAGCAATTAGAAAAGCTATTAAAAGTGAATGGCATCGCTCTTCCACCTGCGCCTCCTGAACGTCCGAATGCAAGAATAGAAGCCATCCCTGCTGGAGCAAGATTTAACGACCCAGAGATTAGTGCAGCACTTTCAATGGATACTGCTCAAGGATTGGTTGCATGCAGTCAAGCTATGGGAACATGTACTAGAGAAGACGTAGCTTTGATGTATGGACAATTCCATTTGGCCAAAGCTCAAATTGGTGCAAAACTATTACGACTTAATAAAGAAAAAGGTTGGCTTGTTCTTCCTCCATTACATGTAGACTATCCAGAAAGCTAATCTTAATCTTGGGGCGATCTATTTTAGATTGCCCTTTTTTACGTTCAATGGTTAGCCTCCTTCGCTATTTGTATAAAACTGTGAATTAGTCATATTCAGGATTAGAAAATTCGGTTTCATAATTATCAATAATTAGTTTTGAGCCACGAGTCCATATTTTGAATAAAGTTGCATTCAATCCGTACATACCACCCATAATGACTTTGTTATCAAAACTTGTTTCCCCGACTTCAGCACGACTAACTGTCCCATCTTCATCTAATGTAATTTTGTATTTGCATCTATACCAATCAACGTCTGACTCTGGATCTAAATAGACATAAGTTGAAGATGAAAATTTCTTTTCAACGATCACTGTAATTTCTTTAATAGATTCATAATCCAATTCATTTAGTTCTACTTCATCTTCAACCATTTCTTTTATGAGTTCAGAAAGCTTATAATCTTCCTTGCTTGTGCCCAGTAGTTCTTGTATTTGCTCTTGAATTTTCTGTGCACCTTCTTCGTGAACTGACCGTTCCAATTCAGCTTTGATTGTATTTAAAATCACTTGGTTATAAGAAGGAATATCAAGTTGCTTCAAATTGATATCCATTTGATTTTTAATTTCTTCTTTCAAGGTTTTACCAAAGTCGCCATAACTTCTAAAAGAATCCTCTACAATGTTTTTCAACGTTTTTTCAAGCTGAGCTTTGACAATCTTTTCAACGTACCCCTCTTTATTTAAGTCAGATAATGTATTGTTAACGATTAAATTTAAATCCATATTAATTTCCTCTTTTCTATTTTTATTTACTGCTCATAACCTTTTTACGGCCACATGTTGAATTCCCAATTTTCACAATTTAATAGATGCATTTTGACGTTAAATTTCTACTCGTGATCACGCCACACATTTCTTCGCTTCTGGATATTGCACCGTATAACCGTCACACTTACCGTATAAGCCGACTTTGTTGTGATACATAGCTAATACATCTTGTTGTTCTTTCTCGTCATAACAGACCGTTTTACGCTTAATCACACCATCTACAAACCACCCTATAACGCTATATGGTGTTTGTCCGTCAAATCCGATGTATGTTGGTTGAACTGTCTTCTCTATCATCTAAACCCCTCCAAATATCTTTCTAGTCCGATGATTCAATCGGAAATCTTTTTTTGCATGTACTGCATACCCTTCACACATTTCAAAAATCCGACTGCCTAATGCTTCGTTAATCGTGACCAACTCACCGAACCCTAACTCGCTACTGATCAGCATCGGTTTGTAATTTAGATAACGGTGATTGATAATTTCGTACATCTTTTCTTGTTGCCACGATGATGGTGATCTGTCGCCAGACGGCTTAAACAGATCGTCTATGAATAAAACAGCTACAATCTTTGCTCGCTCGGTTATTACATGTTCTTTCGCCAATTGATTAGCCTGCATTTCTTTGATGACATCAACGTAAGGAAAATACATGACAGGTACCATTTTTCTTGTGATTAAGTTGTTAGCCACTGCCATTAACAAATGAGTTTTACCGACACCAGGTTGACCAATTAAAGCAATACTATTTTGGCGATTGCCTTTGATATCATTGAATGACTCGTAGTATTGATAGGCTGTATCCTTCATTTTCTTCACGACAACATCTTTACTGTCAGTTTGATAGTTACCAAATCCCATCTTCTGAAACTCGTCAGTAATGGCTGATGAAGCGACTAAACGATTAATTTTCTTTTGCTTGCTACATTCACACTCTTGATAAATTTCTTCTTCCTGCTCAACGCCTTTAATAAAATAACCACGTTTCATTTTTACAATGTAGCTGCCAACGTCATTACATTTTTTACATTCATACTCAATTGGAGCTATACCCTGCGAACGGATCATTTCCGTTTTGGCTTGCAGATTGACCATTACTTCTCGCATGGAGATTGCCATTGTTTTCACCTCGTTTTCGTTTCATTTCTAAATCATGAAGACTTTTAATGTTTTCGTTGGTCCAGTTTTTAAGAATCCCTTTCGGATATTTGATATTCCGTTTATTGTTTTCGAGTGAAACCTTTAATGATTCTAAAACTAGATCAGTACCATATTCGTCTGCTAAATATCCGAGTTCTTGACCAATGAACGGAGTTAGTGGACCCATGTTTGACTGATAAAATTGCGTTACTTTAGCAAACTGACCAACGACCGATTGGTTGTTGTCAGTATTTAGTTCTCTTTCAGTAATTGGTAGATTCAGTACTTGGTTATTATCAGTACTTAGTAGTCTGCTGTTTTGAACATCTTCATTTTGTACATGTACGTTTTGTACATCTTCATTCTCTACATGTACAAAACCGCAAAGTAGAGAATTATCTTGTGGCACTTCATGTACAATTGTCTCCCACTCTTTAATTCGCTGACCTTCTCGTACTGGTTGACGAGTAACATAACCACAATTCTGTAGTTCTTTGAAACCGGCACGGAAAGAGCGTTCTCCATCTGTTGAATGTTTTACTAGCTCAACCATATAAAACACCCAATCATCTGGCATTGATAACATATAAGCCATGATGCCTTTCGCCTTCCATGAGAGCCGTTTGTCGTTAAGTGCTGTACGATTCATTACTGTGTAGTTGCTATTTTTAGCGACTCGCATGATTCCCATGAGGTACCCCCTTTTTAGAAAGAAGGGGATTGCTCCCCTCTCGTCCTCATTACTTAGTTGGTTCTTGAATAGTCTCTTGTTCTTGGTCCATGACCGTGTAATCTGTTACATCTATAACGTTGCTCATGTCGTCAGAAACGTCAGTTTTAACCGTTTCATCAGCATCTACAACCTTTTGCATTTCGATTGATTTAGGAGCGTATTTTAATACTTCTTTTAAGACTGTTTTCTTTGCCATTGCATCAAAGTTTGTTTTCCAAGGTGACGTCCAACCTTTTTGAACTGCCATCGAAAACTTATGAGCATGTTGATCAATACGTTCTCTTGTCCAATACACGAAATCATAACCGCCGTTTTGAAGGTGATACACTGCGTAATAACCAATAGGCTCGCCCGTTGGATTTGGTGCCGGTACATGCACTAAGTCTTTGTGTAATCCATAAGCAAATGAAAATTCGTCATCCTCATATACTTCATGAGCGTAAATCGCTTTGTATTGACCACTACGAACCGCTAAATCAATCAGACCTTTATAACCTAGTTGGAATTGAACTTGCTTACCATATGGGATTAAATACGCTTGTCCTAGACCTGTATTTGGTTCAACACCAAGTTGAGCTGATTGCATAAGTGCTGCAACAAAACTCATTTGGTCACAATCCAATAACTTAGGTGTATTTCGTACTGCTGTAAGTGCAATACGAGCGATTCTATCCGCATCCATGTGCTTTGGTAATGCTCGTTGGATTTCAGGGCCCATGCGTTTTAGTAGGGTATTTAATGATTGTTCTGGTTTAACTTCCTTTGACGGTGCTTGTTTCATTTGTTCTTTCAATGCGTTATTAGTAGCCATTTATATTCCTCCAATTAGTAAACTTTTTTATAACCAAATCTGCGTGATTTTGATTCTTTAACAAACTTTTTGTATATGTCTGGCATTTCTACTTTGAGTCGCTTACTATCGATGCGATTAGCAATAACTGTTTTATATGACAGTTTGTAATGGCTTGTGATAGCTTCAGCAGAGTGTTCGAGCTTTAACTTAACTTCGTTCTCATACTTTTTCTTTTGCTCCTCTAATGTGCCAATTTCATCCTTTAATAACTCAATAGCTTCAAGTAATTTTTCAGAATCATCACCAAGGGTAATTGTTGTACCGTCATCGTCTTTGTAACGTTGTGATAGAAATTGAACTGCTGCATCGGATCCGTCAATCTCTGGAGGTTCCTTTGCAAGAACATGGTTTTCCCAAAAGTATTTTTCACGCTCAATCATGATTTCAATGAGCTCTTCATCACGTTCAATTTCCTTCCAAACAAACTTATTTCCACCTATTAATACTGCAATGTAGGCTTTTTCGAACCCTGTAACTGCCATATAGTGTTGTACCTGGCATAAATAAGCTGCAGGAATTTCATCACCTTCCCAGTCGTCAGTTTTATATGCTGAAGTTGTTTTACATTCTAGGAATGCTTTTTCACCAACAACCACACGATCTAGGTTAGCTGTCATAAATTGATGTTCTTTATGCCGTAACATTTGGTTCTTTTTACGAACCTTTTTGCCTGTACGCTCTTGAAATTCTTTGGCAACAACATCCTCTAAGACATTGCCCCAATAGATGAATTCGTTGTCCGATTCTTCTTTGTAGTCACCTGTTTTTTCAAGGTATAGTTGGAATGGAGATTTCCATTTGTTGAAGCCAAGAATAACTGCCGCATCACTACCTCCGATTCCAGATCTTCGAACATCTAGCCACTCCCCGCGTGACATTTCTGCTGTATTTGCAAATGATTCAAACATGCGCGTTCTCTCCCTCTGTGATATAATCACCTTAATTAAATTTCTTTGTTGTAGGACCACTCTGCCAAGTGGTCTTTTTATATGCCTTCTGCAACTCCTTCAACTAATAGATGCTCTCCTAAACAACTCGTCCCGCAATATATGTCACCTTCAAATGTGACACCTTCGCCACTGTAAACTGATTCACGACAATGTTCACAATCACATATTGGTGTTGCGTATGAATTAAACTGATAAGATTCATTTGTAGATAGTAATGTCATTCTTTTCACCTGCCTTTATTTGATGGTTGAATCCCATCAAGAAACGCACGTTGCAGGACTGCTCTCGAATTCAGTCATTAGCAGAATTTAAGGAGTTTTCAATTCACTTTTGCTAATTTACATGCGCTTCTTGACGAGAGCCAAGGCTCCCGTGTTATAATGTTGTTGGTATATAAGTTGTCAGTTAACCCCTCATGGTTAGCTGGCATTTTTTATGCCCATAATCCGATTGCTCCGATAATGACCATTGCTGTTGTAGCTCCGTAAAACCAAACCTTGTCCGACCAGTGCGCTTCATCTCCCAAAAAGTAGTTGTTGATTTTCTTCATCTAGCTACAGTTATCAACTCAGATTTCATTCCTCTTTCGGTCATCATTTGGGCCATCCCAACCATCTTGTCGTGTGCTTTTTTTGCCTTGCGATACTTTCTAATTTCTTTCATCGATACGATCATATCTTCCATACATAGTTCTGCTGCAGCGTAATTTCCCCGTTCTATATGCAATCGAATTTCTAGTTGTAAATCACTGATGCAATCATGTTCTCTTTGTGTTGCTAATTGATCTTGTGCTCTAAAGTTCTCTTTTTTCATTGCAACCACCCTCTCGCTTTCCATCTTGGTTCGTTAATTCGAACACGCTTTTTCCTTGAAATTCCGTAGTCGTTTTCTAACTGCATTAAAAAGTTCTCTGAAAAAATTGTTGCTTCAAGCATTTCGTCATAGATATTTTCAACCTCTTGTAATTCGTCTTTATCTAGCGTACCTGGCGGCTTAACTAGCACCATTTTTTTAACAGCTTCAATTGCTTCGAGCATTTCCTTGACCGCATTTGCAGCCAAGGACATTCTGTGACGTTCGATGTTTTTCCCTCGTAGAACTGGAGTAGTTAGTCCACTAGTAAAGGCACGCATTAGATCTGCCATATACTCTGTGTTTTCATAAGCTTGCATTGATGCCTGAGCTATATCCCTTTGCATTGGTCTACGACCGTTTTTAAGATGACTGATCATTTGTGGACTTAGCTTAATATCTAGAGCCAACTGTTCATTTGTTAGGTTTTCGTTTTCGATTAAGTTCTGTAATGCCTTACTCGCATCTGCTGATTTTTCAAACATTTATAACGCCCCTTTTTGTATTGGAATAAATTACTTAAATACTAGTTAACTTGGTAAGATGTATCTAAGAAATGACGAGCCTGTCCAAACGCCTGCCAACGTTTTTTTTTATTTATTCAAGCTCGTCAATAATTTCTAATATTGCTTTTTCTATCGGTTCATAAATCCAATAACGTTTCCCTCGTTCCCCTACACGTCTTTCGTGTTGTTTAACACGTGGATCATGTAAAATGTGTCGTTCTAATGATGAGGGGGACATACATGTAATACGCTTTAATTCTTCTATGTCGCATAGAAGCAAGCGATGTCTAGTGTAATCTCGAACCATATTATCCAGGGATTGTTGTACCATTTCTTTATCAACTGCAATTTCGATTTGTGCTAAGTTCAATTGATTTCACCTACCTTTATGCGATTTCAAATTTCAAAAATTTATTAATAAAACACAATTGCCCTTTGCCTGTAACTTTGGTTGTTTTACTGATTGATATAAGACCACTGTTATGATTGATAGGTGTTTCTTTGATCTCGAACAGTCCAAGTTCCATACTCCGTTGAGTTGGAGTATTGTAATCAGTTCCTAATCGTTTAATCAGATATCCATTTTCACGTAACCACACATAAAGTCGTTTCTCACCTATATCAACGTTGTTCTGTTTTAATAACTTTGCTAACTCTCTAACCAAGATTGATGTTTTACTAGCAGCAACAGAGTCTGCGAATAATACTTTTGGTTGTTGTTGTTGAATAATCATTTCAGCTTCACGGCGTTTTGTTTGTTCTTCTTTCAACTGAGTAGCTATTTTGATAATCGTATCTGGATTCAATAACACTTGCTCGATTGTGTCAGGTGTCATGTACATTCCGTGCTTTCTAATAGAAGGAATAACATCGATTGCTAGCCAATCTTGAAATCGTTCTGCAATTTCGTTAGATGCCTTAAAAGCTAATTTGTAAACGATTGGTTCCGGGATTAAATCACCTTTCCCCACTTGTGGGGAATTCCTAGGAATGTACTCATTTACACGTTCCCATCGAACATATTCAGTACCATTTTTTTGTTGTGTTATGCCTAAACATTTTGCAACTTGTTCGGCATCAAAAAGAATGTTGTCATTTTCAATCTTTGCAGCTACTTCGAATAATCCGTTTTCAAAAATTTGTAATTGATGCATCTTAGTTCCTCCTTTTTAAACTAGACACATTTCGTGTCCTTTTTGTTCAAAAAAAATATCATCTACAGTTGCTCCATAATAATCTGCTATCTTTTTAGCTAACTGTAAAGAAGGTGTTCTATCTCCCCTTTCTATTGCTCCTAGCATTTGAGGAGTAATACCTATTTCACTTGCTACTTTAGCTCGTGAGTAATCCCCCCTTAAATTAAAAAGAACTAATCGCTCTACGTTTCCGTTCAATGTAATCACCCCCAAATCAAGAAACAATTTGTTTCCTTGTACATATATTAAAGGACACAATATGTTTCTGTCAACATTTTTTAGAAACTTTTTGTTTCCTCAAGTTTGTTTCTGTAGAAACATATAGTTTCTATCTATATAATTATATTTAAAGAGGTGAATTAAATGTTTGGCGATATTTTATCGAAACTAAGAAAAAGTCGTGGGTTAAGTCAATATGAATTAGCTGAAAGACTAAGTTTTTCTAGAGGAAAGTTGGCTAATTACGAACAAGGGACTCGACAACCTGATTTTGAAACTTTGGAAAAATTAGCAGACTTCTTTGATGTCTCAACCGACTACCTACTAGGTCGATCAGACTCTCCTACTCCATCACCAATCGATAAGGACGAAGAAGAGTTCCAAGCATTTGCGAATAATCCATCGTTACAGAAATGGTATAAAGATTTGCCGATGAATAAGGAAGAAGATTTAAGATTGCTGCGGGATATGTGGGAGACTATTAAGCGGAATAAATAATGAAGCAATTTAGCGACTATACAGACTTTTAATTTTATATGGATGAACACAAAAGCCAATACTACTTTTTGTAGAATTGGCTTTTAAACTCTTAATTTTCATTTACAAAACTATCTTAAAATATGAAATAAATCTATTCTTTTAAAAGATTTTATTGTTTGTACACTAATGATTATTCGAAAACCATAGCCGATTGAGAAAAAAAGGGATTTGAAAAATCTTCAGTAGTGTTTCTTACTCTATCAATAATTTCGAGATTTAAATCTATTTCTTCTAATTCTGAAATAATAGCTTCGTTACCTAAAACCATTACTTTACTTGCTGATTTTAATGCTAAGGGTAAATCAGGCTCTGCCATTAAAACAAGCTTCTTCATAATTAAACTACCCAATAAAGCTGAACCCAAATCGTCTACTGACCATAAATGTCCAAGTACACTCTGTACGGAATTAGTTAAGCTAGAGGCAATTCCAGTAAAGCCCATACTATTATATCTAACTTCAGATGTAGCACTTTGACAAGCATTTAGCACTAGGTATCTTTTATCTTCTCTATTAATACTAATTTCCGAAAGTTCCTTGGTAGTCACGCTCTCATCTTTCGAAATAATTATTTTAGAATTTGGAGAGTTATTATAATCAAATTCTCCATGAGACATAATCCAAATAATATCAAATTGCTTATCAGCGTACTTTTGTAAAAATAGATCTTTATTACATTCTGTACCACTATATATTTCGTAATTAATTTTCTGTTTCTCTAATAATATTTTTAAGGTGGCACATTCAAATTGTGACCTCCCTAAAGATCCGTCAGGATTTGCCCAAATCAATACCTTATTTATACTCTCCATGCAACTGAGTTTTTCATTTGATCGTAATGCAAATATCTTACTTTCTATCAGATTATCTAATAAAGGAACGACGGGTGTGTTAGTCCAACTAACTTCTATGAATTCAATTGGTCCGTTAGTAGATTCTTTTAAAAGTTTACTTAGCTTCTCAATTTCAACAAATTCACTTAATTTCTTTGTATAATCTGAAGCAGTATAAATATGCATTTTGCTAGGCTCTTTAAATTCTAAAGTTTCAGGCGCTTGTATTAATGCTGTCCAACTATTTTCAAGTAGATCTTTAGATTTAATTATATCTGTTAAATCTAACTTACTCTCTGCTTCAAAACTTGTAACTTCCCCGTAATTATTTAAAACAAATAGTGCTTTTCCTGTAATCATGTTTAATACCGAGACTAAAATACACTTATTTTGAAAATCAGTTTTCGAATCATCTGAATCATTGAACCCATTCCACAAATATGTAGCCTCTACCAACGAAGCCCATTCCTTATTCTCGTAAAAATAAGTAAGAGCTGCTAAATAAACGAAAGAAAATTTCTTTTTATATAAATCTAGCATTATTCTAGTTGGATAAGATTCTTTAGCTATGTCCAAAAAGTTTCTAAGGTCTAATAATATTTGCCCATTAGTATATAATTTTTTTTCCTTTATGCTCTTAAAAATCTTGAGATAATATACATCTGCAGGATGTTTATCATCAACAGGTAGAGATAATGCTATTTCAATCCATTCTTTTTGCTTATATACTTTAGCAAGAGTTTTAGCTACTTCATAACAATATGTATGTTCTCCTAAATTCATTTGGACTGTAAACTCTTCTAAGAGTATTGATTCAACTTTTCTAAAAGTCGTACCTATATCATTTTTGCTTAATAACAATTCTAAATAGGTAGTATAAAATCTTATATCCAATAGAGACGCTTCTTTTCCTAAACGTACAAAAGGTCTTATAGTATTAAAATAATAAATTGCTTGATTATTTATATCTCCTATGGTTATTGCATTTTTGAATAATAAATAATATTTACCTATCAAGTTCTGTCTATTTGATTCATTTAACTTTGAATAGAAAACATCAAGTTGATGAAAAAGTGGTTCATTTTGTAAAAATTGATTTCCTTTTTTACTATCACGATTATAAAGCTCCACCCAAGGATCTTTAGTTTTTAACAATGTATTATCTAACTCCCCAGTTATCCCTAAATGCTCCAGTTTAGAAGCTAAAAGTGAATACATTGCTATGGCAAACATATGAGCATCACCAAAATTTGCGAACTTTTTAATTTTAATTACATTGAAATTAAAAGTTATTCCATCAAAATTTTTTTGAATATATTTTGATTCTAATTTTCCAATTTCAATAAAAGCTTCACAGATTTTATTAGTAATTTCAATTTGTAACATATAATCTTCATGAGGGAATTTCAAACTTATCTTACAAAATAATTCATAAATCTTTTTTAAAGTGCTGCTTTGTCGATTAACCTTTACATTATTACACAATATTATTAAAGACTTCACTCTATCCTCATCAACATACCTAATCTTTTCTGCTAATCTTATTACATCATTAAATTTTGTACTTATCATAAAAATAAATTTCCTTTCGAATAAAGAATATTATCTCATTGGTTATCACTTATTATATCCCATTTTTTCAAGCCAGACCCTAATTTCCGAATTCTGGTAATAATTAAGCATAAGGCTTTCATTATACATGAATCTGTAAAAAAATATAATATTTTTAGTTAAATAGTGTATAATTATATTTGTTTTATAGGTAAAAATATTTATTTTTAATAAGAAATTTCTGATTCCCAAGTATTTAAATTCATAATAAAATCATAATTATAAGGAAGGGATATGTAGTAAATGTTAATTGAAAAAATTCATTTTGAAAAATTTAGAGTCTTCGAAGATATAAGGATTGATTTAGGAACTAATATTAGTTGTATAGCAGGTTATAACGGTGTAGGAAAGTCTACTCTATTAGCAATTTTAAGTAATATTGGAGAGCTAAAAAAAGAAAGAGGTTCCCACATTAATGGAAATGCATTCAGAGGTGATTTTAGCTCAATAATTCATGGAGAACAACCTTATGATACTACTGGAAAAAAATGCACAATTTATTTTTCAAAAACCCCTTCAAAAGTTGAGGGAGATAATCTAATTCCTAATACACTCGAATTCAGAAGTACCTTCCAAACTAAGAACAAGAAGGAAACTTTCCCGAAAAAAGTTAAAGCTATCCTAGATGGTGAAACTGAACAAAGAGAAATTACAATTCTGGAATCGAGGGAGATAAAGGGCGCGGAACGTTATAGATTACTTCCAGTCCAAACTGACGAAAGAAAGACAGTTAGTAAAATTCCTTGGCCTACTTATTATTTAGGATTATCTAGGCTATATCCAATTGGCGAATCAGAAGAAGTTCATAGTAAGAATAATATACCAGTAGAAATTTTAGAAGAATTAATGATTCAACATCGTAAGATATTAACTTCAAACGATGATTACCTAGAATCTAGTTCTATTGAAATATCAGACACTAAGAAAAAAAAAGGGTTTGGAGTTAAAACGAAAGAATACTCAGAGAAAATGAATTCATCAGGTCAAGATAATTTAGGACAAATTTTATCTTCAGTATATTCATTCAAAATGTTAAAAGATACTCTTGGGGAAGATTATATTGGGGGACTCCTACTAATTGATGAGATTGACGCCACTCTACACCCAGTTGCTCAAAATAAACTATTAGATTTTCTGTATCAAAAATCAAAAGAACTTGAAATCCAAATAGTGTTTACGACACATAGTATAAGCTTACTAGAACATGTAGTAAAAAAACAAAATATTATCAAAGATAAAAAAGAAATTCAGATGATATATTTGACTAAAAAAAGGAATAAACTAGAGGTTATTTGTAATCCAGATAAAGTGTATTTACATAACGATTTAATGCAAACATATTCAGGGGCAACTAGTTCAAGAAAAGTTTCAGTGTTCACAGAAGATGATACTGCACGTTGGTTCTTAAAAAAAATTATTGAATATAATAATACAACTTATCCATTTGACTTGAACCTAATCGACATGACAACTGGTTGGACAGAAATTATTAAATTAATCAAAAATGATTTTTCATATTATAGAAATCACCTAGTAATTTTAGATCCAGATCTTAATTCTAAACAATCAATGGAAGATTTGCAAAACCATCTAAAAGGTACCCAATATAAAATTCAAAATAAAGGTAGTAATATTTTAATTCTACCTGGAAATGAATATATTGAAAAAATATTTTGGACATATTTAGAATCCTTAGAGCCGGATGCTGAGTTTTTCTATAACTCCAAAATAGATGCAAGTGGTCTTAGTAAACAAACTTTATTAGATTTTGGCCCTAAGTCAGAAGAATACTCAAAATTTAGTAATGAAAAAAAACAAATTAAAAGTTGGTTTGAACAAAACAGTTGGATTTGTGAAATTGCTTTCGATTATTGGATTAAAGAAGATGCTAACGAAGAGAAAGTTGCTTACTTCATGAACTCTTTAATTAAATCATATGAACCTATTTATCATCGATTAAGATAACAAAAAATCAAGTTATTATATTGGCCATTTCATAAAATATATTCTATTATATGTATGGAGGTGATAATATGGCCACACTATCTCCCTTACGTTATCCTGGTGGAAAAGATAAAACCTATATGTACGTTAAAGATTTAATTATCAGAAATAACATAGCAACTTATATTGAACCATTTGCTGGAGGTGCTGCAGTAGCTATTCGCCTCTTATTAAATGGGAATGTAAAAAAAATTATTATTAATGATTATGATAGGAGTATCTATGCTTTGTGGAATACTATAGTAAACGATTCTGAACGATTAGTAAAACTCATTGAAAGAACTACTATCACTATGGATGAATGGTATAAACAAAAAGCAATTCAAGAAAACAAAGAATCTACGGATGAACTATCTCTTGCGTTCTCTACATTATTTTTAAATAGAACTAATCGATCTGGAATTATTAAAGCTGGCGTAATAGGTGGGAAAGATCAAAGTGGAAAATATAAACTAGATTGTAGGTTTAATAAAGAAGCTATTATTAATAGGATTAAAAGAATATCTGAGCAGAGTCATCGTATTGAGGTTTATAATATGGATGCCAAGAATTTCATTTTTAATGTAATAAAGCATACACGGAAATCTCTAACATTCTTTGACCCCCCCTATTATGATAAAGGTCCAGATTTATATACAAACTTTTATTCTCATGAAGATCATGTGGAGTTGGCCAATACTATTCACACACAAATGAAAAATCGATATTGGATTCTAACCTATGATCTTGCTGGACAAATTGAAAATCTTTATAAAAAATATAATTGTAAAAAATACTACTTAAATTATTCAATCGCTAAACCTACAAAAGGCCAAGAGTTCATTTTTTACTCTAAAAAGGTACAACCTGGTCCAGTTGAAGAATTTTTACAAATTATTTAACCCCACTTCCTTTCTGTGGGGTTTTGTTTTATACTAAAACAGAACATTAGTTCCACTTAGAAAGGACTAGAGTCATGCAAACATATAGTTATAGTCACCTAGAGGACTTCGTTAAATCTTTCTACGCAAGATTACATATTCATCAACCAACAGATTTAAACATGCTTCAAATAGCCAATGAGTTAAATATTCAAGTCTTTTACTGGCCCAATGGCAGCCAAGCACTATTTTTTGATCAAATCGGATACATATTCTTAAACAACGAATTATCACCTCAACAACAATGGCAGGACTTCACACACGAACTCTGTCATGTTCTGTTGCATTGCGGTGATCAAATGCACCTCCATCCCCTATTCCTTGAATATCAGGAACATAAAGCGCAAAATTTTGCCTTTCATGCTGCCATTCCAACATTTATGTTAGATGAACTGTATGAAATACATAAGTATCGTTTAAGTGTATGGATGATACAAGAAGTTTTTAATGTCGAAGAAAATTTCGCAAAAAAAAGGCTATTTCAGTACTCAGAGAAACTTAAGTGTATTAGTTAAAGGATACCAATATACAGCGTTTCATGTTGTTATTAGAGGGAGGTGTTGTTTATAGCCAACCCTGTCCGAACGCCTGCCAACGTTTGAAAGGAACAGACAAAATGGCTAAACCAAAATTAATAAAAACTGCTAAAGATAAAGATCTATATTGGTACAAAGATAACGATGGAAACAAAAAATACGCTTACCGTTATCGTTATTACAATACGTTGGGTGAGCGTAAAGAAAAGAGTAAACAAGGTTTTGATACTGAGAAGAAAGCCTTGCAAGCACTAACTAAACTTAAAGCACAAGTGTTAGAAGGTAATTTGCAACAAGTTGAAAATGAAGATATGACAATTGCAGCCTGGTGTGATATTTGGCTTGAATTTAAAAAAAGCGATTGGAAACCTACTACTTTAATACGTAACAAAGGCTCCGTGGAAAATCACATTAAACCTTTGCTTGGTAATCGGAAACTAAATCAACTTGATAAGATTACTTATAAGCGGATTTTCATTGAACCTCTATTTCAAAAATATAAGCCACGATCTGTAGAGTCGTGGCACCGCACTTTTATAGCAATGGTTAATGCTGCAGTAGATGCAGAAATATTACAACGGAATCGATTTACTAATATTTCTTTTAAAGAGGACGAAAAAGAGGTTGAAAATGTAATTAGTGCAAGTCAACTCAATCAATTACTTGGTTATGCAAAAACAAGGAATGAGTTACAATGTACAATCATCTATTTATTAGCGTTTACTGGAATTCGGAGTGGCGAAGCGTGTGGGCTAACCTGGAAGGATGTTAATTTTAAAACCGGTGAAGTTAATATTAATAAAACAAGAGATTACCTTGGGGTGCGATCACCAAAGACTCGCAATAGTTACAGAGTATTTAAAGTGGATGACGAAGTGTTAGAAATACTAAAAAAGTATAAATTAACAGCAAAAAAAATACATTTAAGATTTGGGCATGAATTCAAGGAAGAATCTTTTATTTTTATCTCTTCTTCTTATTACGGTAAGCCTATCTGTACGTCAGCTATTAGAAAAATGTTTAGCGCTGCAAGTAATAGACTTGGATTCAAGGTAAAAGCTCATACATTAAGACATACGTATGCAAGTTTGTTAATTAGTAGTGGAGTTGACGTTGTGACTGTCGCTAGTCGTTTAGGTGATACAAATGAAATGGTGTTTAAAGTTTATGCCCACGCAGTAGATGAAAATAAAAACCAAACAATTGAAGCATTTAAAAATGTGCTTGAAAACACCTGA